GTTAGCAGAGGGTAACGCAGAGGCATCCTATAAATAGTCACTTGGAGGTGTAACTACTAATGGGATGTAGTCCAGAAAACGATTGCAGTTCGACTTCGTGCGAAAGATTTGAACCTGGTACAGGTGAGGGTGTTGCATTAGTAGAGTTTCGTGAGTATCCTGAGAATATCATACGTGCAGGTGCCTATAACGTCCCTGGAAGGGAGGGAAAGGCGATTATGTATGATTCACTCGGATTGACTTCAAGTAGTGCTGCGAACTGTGGTAAGTATACTAAATCTGCTTGTGGTGAGACATTATACTTTGATTACTACCCCAACGAGTTATCTTTTGATTATGGGTTTGCTGATAGTTGGTTTTCATACATTTACGATACTACTAATGATGCAGGAGTAGTAGGAACACCTTGCTATCATATTGAGACAGAGACTGTAACTAATACACAAACTGGTGCTTCATCGTCTACGGATACTTGTTATCCTTGTGGTTCATTTGCTTGCACACCAGCGACGACCACAATATCTTACACGGTAGACGATGGAACTCAGGAATGCGGTTGTTCTGATCCAGATTGTCCTCATCCTACTCTATTTGCTATTGGAACCCTCAGTAAGAAGATTGCATTTAGTTATGACTCCCTTTCAACCACATTACCTAATGGAGTTTCTGATTTTGAGGTCTCTGACGACGGAACCACGTGGACTGATGTATGGAATGGTAATGAAGCTATACCAACTGAGTATATTAGCGGAGATAACCCTTACCAGGCTGGCGACGAATCTTTTAATGACTTCCATATCTTTGAATTAAACTCAGGAGCATCCACAGGGTTTAGAATTAAGGCACAAATTAAAGCAGTATATGACGATAGTGGGGCGGTCACAACGTTCTCAGGTACTTCGTGGACTATAACAGAGATCTTATCACCTGGAACTGGTTATTCTACCAGTCAAACGTTTACATTAGAGTATACACATACCTTACCTGATAATAGTACTACCGTATTAAATTTAAACTTAAGAGTGAAGGCGGTAGAACCTTATCAAGCAACACAAGGGCAATCTGGGTTTGATGTATTAAGAGCTGGAGATACGATAAATGGGCATACAATTACACGTGTTTTTCACACAGATTTAGACAATTTTCCGTACCATATTGCATATATTGATGGAAATGGAAGTAGTTTTGCTAAAGAAACGCAATATACTAGCTCAAGAAGTCACCAAATCACCGTAAAAGCGGGCTGGATGGTGCAAAATAGGGCAATTTTGGTCGGATTTTACGAATTTTTGGATAAATCCGTCCAATATGAGACAATTGACTTCGATTCCAACGCTCCAGACACTTTTAACATACTTACGCAACCTGCTGTTGTTTCAACGGTAGTAAATGGTATAGTTACGGATTTAACCTTGATTGATGGAGGTGGTGGATGGAATCAATACGGTAGACAACCCGAAGTTATCATCACTCCACCATACCTTGTTACAGGGTCACAGGCAACTTGTAAGGCATCTTTCACTAATGGAGTAATGACTGCCATTAAAGTTGATCTAGGAGGCACTGGATACTCTTCTGCGAACCCTCCGAAGGTGTATGTAAGGAATGTATTCAAGCAAGAGACTACAGTAATACCTTTTGATGCATATGATGCTGGTGATCTTGCATACACACAAGGATTAATAGATTCATTACCTGGTGGTGTAACCTCAGAAATGTTGGATAAAGTTGTTTTATGCTATGAAAATGAGGAAAGTGAGCAAGTAAGTTACGACACTGTACCAAATATTGACGTAAAACAAGATCCAGACCTTAATAGAGTGCAAAATACACCTCAAGCACTGTATCATTTCCCTGTTGTAGACCCTTTAAACCCTGTTGTGATGGTAAAATACAATTTGGACTACTTAAAGAACAGTGATTTGGATTCATTTTGGAAAAATCTCGTTTTAGAGGAAAAAGAACGGAATCAAGCGTTAAGAACGCAAGATTTACAAGATATTTCGCAAGAAAGCACTAGATCATTCGCTTTAAACAGAGAAAGATTGGTAGAATCCGCACAAGGACGTTTTAGTAGTCTTCCACACGCATCAACATATACAAAATATCCTATGAGACAGTATCGTGCGGATAGAAGGAAGAAAGTTAACATTACAGTAACGCTAAAATGCGTCCCAGAGGATTTTGGATGTGGACATATTGGTTGTGGTCCACCCAGTACAGGAAATGTTGATAATACTAGCGGAAATACGGTAACTACATATAGTATGTCTCCGTTACTTGGATCTGGTTGTAAAACTTGGACTGCTACAGGTGTATTACCTATGTGGAATTCATTAACAAAATCCGCTAACGTATGGAGTGATGCTATTGAGGCACACGGCAATCCCTATAATATTGGAGAATATCTACCATGAGTACTCAAGCAATAGCAGTATATACAGGATCTTGTACTGGACACGGTACTGGTCTTGGTTCTATACATCATCCAGGATTTGGAGGTGGAACTCTTTCTAATTGTCCACACTCAGCGACAGATCCTAATATAGTACCAAAAACCGTTGATGAGATGGATGCTACAACTTGGTGGGAACCAACCCCACAACTTCCTGATTCAGGAACACAGTTGTCAACTATCGTAATTAATGGTAAAATACCTATATTAGATGGAGATGAACTCATCCCTCATCCAACACATACTACGCATACTACAAAATCTTCTAGTGATAATTGCTCACATACGGAAGAATCACCTGGTTGGCACTGTACTGTTGGAACTAATGCTGGACGTGAACCCTCTGTAGGGCATAAACGTAAAGCATTTGCTACATCAAAGTCCGTTAAAATTAATGGTAGATATGTAGCAAGGGTTGGAGATCCACTAGGAAACGGAACTACTGAGTATCCTTGCAAATCAGTAATTGCAGGTAGTAGTTCAAATGTATACATTGGAATTTAATTATGGCAAAAGCATCAGGAGCATGGAATGATAGTGGGAATTACGTTCCTGCAAAACCTAAAAAGACTCGTCAAGGCAGAAGTCAAAACACTGTAATCAGTGCAACTTCACGAAATAAGAAGGGTAAGAAGTATCGGGGGCAAGGTTAATGGTGAGAATGATAGGGAGGATGGATGCACCGTCCTCTCCTAGTGAATTACCACCTATAGAAACCTCCATCAATAGAATTGGGAAAGATAGTAATGCCAGTATGGTTTCTGGAAGGCGTGAAGGTGCTTGTAGATTAGGTGATATATTGGTTATACGACCACATAATCTCGGATGGTTGGAAACTAAGCTCCAACCAGCTCAATTAGAGTTTATTTGGGAACGTGTAGCGGAAGCAAAGGGTGTGCGTGACGCAAAACCCACTTTAGCTGGTATTATTGACTCTAGTTGGGAATTACAGGATAAAGATGATTGGTTCTTTATGAACGTTCTAGATCCCTTAATTACTAGATATCAACAAGAATTTGATAATATTGGTCATGGTACTCCTGTTAGTTTAAAACATCCGTATCATCTTAATACTTGGTGGGTTAATTACCAAAAAGAAAATGAATTTCAACCTCCGCACGAACATTACGGTGTTTGGAGTTTTGTTATATGGTTAAAAATTCCAACGGATTTCCATGAGCAAAATAAAAATCCAATTGCTGCTAACTCTAATCATAAGTTAATTTCTGCTTTTGAGTTCTTTTATTTGGATCTTTTAGGTAAAATCAAGTCAACTGGGTATAATTTATCACCTTCATATGAAGGTACTATGTTATTATTCCCTTCTGACTTAAAACACGCAGTACATCCGTACTATAACTGTAAAGAGGATAGAATTAGTATTTCTGGTAATATTGCTTTAGATAGCAGTAAGGTTATGCCATCTGAGATATGATAAAGGAATACAGTTATCCACTAGCAGAAGAAGTTAATCCTATTCTAAAATCTCTTATATTGACTTATAATGATAAGTCATTGGGGAAACCCACGGAAGCTACTTGTCTTATGACTGAATGGGATCTTCATCAGAGATCCCAAGAGGCATTATCCCTTATTAGATGGATAGGAAAAAGGATTGATGAGGACTTTGTAGGTAGAGAAACTAAAAAGTTTGCGGAAATGTGGGGTGTACATTATATAAATGATGGTGAAGAGATTGATTGGCATAACCATTTTCCTGATCAATTACGGTTAATGAATTCAAATTCCCGTGATACACCTACTCCAATGGTAGGAAATTACTCATTTGCGTATTATGTAACTGTACCTGATGGTTCTGCACCATTAATCTTTAGAGAACCTAATCTCAAATTTGAACCAAAACAAGGAAACGTTGTTATTTTTAATAGCGACCTAGATCATAAAGTCCCACCTAATTATTCTAAAGGTCGGATTGCTATATCTGGAAACATTTTTTTAACTGAACAACCTAGCATTATTTCTAGTCATGACATTACCTAAAGTACCACTTTCTAAGCAATTAAAGGAAGGAACTAAAAAATCACATTCTGCTGCAGAAAACACTAAATTTGTTAGAGGTTTTCTTAAAGGTGTTGTAAATGAAGAAGAATACCGTAAGTTACTTACTAACTTTTGGTATGTTTATGAAACAATGGAGGAAAGGATAAAGGAAACCAAAGATCCTCTTGCTAAGGTCTTACATAAGTACCAAGCAATATTAAATCGTACTGCTTTTCTTCAACAAGATCTTAGATATTATTATGGACCTATGTGGAGAGATAAAGTAATACCCTCGGAAGCATGTAATACATATTGCTATAGAATTAATGAGATAGCAGAAAATGATCCTTATCTTTTGATAGCACATCACTATACTAGGTACATAGGTGACCTATCTGGTGGTCAGATCCTTAAGGGTATAGCACAGAAAGCATTACAACCAGCTAAAGGATCAGGTTTGATGTTTTATGAGTTTCCTAGAGTACCTGATGCTAAAAAGTTTAAAGAAGGGTATCGTGCTGATTTAGATTCTTTGGATATAAACGAACACGACACAAATAATCTAATTAATGAAGCAAATTATGCTTTTCGTCTTAATATGTACCTTTTTGATGAAATTCAAGGAGATGCTAGTAAGTCATTCTGGAAAGTTTTATGGGGTTATATCACTGGTAGTTAAAAGTTAGTGAAAACCCGATAAATAATAGGAGATTAGTAATGATATTGTGACTTATAGGGCATTACCAGACGGATTATTCATATCGGATAGTCCTATTGCTGGTCAAGGGATATTTACAAGAAGACCTCTTGAATCTGGAACTGTTTTAGGTTTATCCCATATTATATTAGGTGAAGAGATTATAAGGACACCACTAGGCGGTTTTATAAACCATAGTGACCATCCTAATTGTGCGAAGTATGAATATGAACCTCACAGGTATTTTATAACTGTATTAGAGGATATTGACCCTATGAAGGAACTCTTTCTGAAATACACCTTTTATGAAGTTTAATGGCATTAAAAAGATTAACTAGTGCAGATTTAGCATCTAATAAGTCAAGATCTTTTAAAGATATTGGAATGGCATTTGGTAGAAATCCTTTCACCAATGATGTTTCTATAGTTAAAAATGAGAATTCTATTAAACAAGCTTTGAGGAATTTGGTGATGACTTCACCTGGTGAGATTCCATTTAACAAAAATGTGGGGTGTCAAGTAATGCAGTTGCTGTTTGAACCTTTAGATGGATTCACAGCAGATACAATTAAGGATGAAATAATAAATACAATTAATCAGTATGAGAAAAGAGTACAGTTGAGATCCGTAGTGGTAGTTCCTTATGGAGAAAATTCAAAACTCGCTGTTACTATAGTTTATCAAGTTGTTGGTATACCTATTGTTGAAGAAGTCAAGTTTGTCCTACAGAGACCTGAATAATGCAACCGAATAATTTAACAGCATTAGATTTTAATGATATAAAATCGTCTATCAAATCCTACTTAAGAACTAGGAATGAATTTAGTGATTATGATTTTGAAGGGTCTGCATTATCATATTTGATTGATACGTTGGCATATAACACATATTATACCGCATTCAATGCTAATATGGCAATGAATGAGGCATTTTTACCTTCTGCTACTGTTAGAGACAATATTGTTAATATTGCAAAGTTATTAAATTATGTTCCTAGATCTATTGTTGCATCTAAGGCTTGTTTAAAATTAAATGTTCAAACAACACAAACTAATGGATCTTATCCTAGTAGTGTCACCTTGAAGAAAGGTGCTGTAGCTACTGGGGGTAATTTTGTTTGGAATATTATGGCAGACACTACTGTAGAAGTTAATACTACAACTGGTGCTGCTGAGTTTGATAATTTGGCGGTTAGTGAAGGATCCATTATGAATTATGAGTATTTGGTAAATACATTCCAATCACAGACTTATAAAATTCCTACTCAAGATGCTGATGTGGGAACTTTAAATGTTACAGTTAAACCCAATGAATCTTCTACTACATCCGATGTTTATAACTTAGTTGATACAGTTACTAATTTAACTGCCAATACAAGGGTATTCTTCCTTTCTGAAGGAGAGGATATGAGATATGAGGTTAGATTTGGTGATGATAGTGTTGGTAGAAAGGTTAAAGATGGTGAGGTTATTAATTTAGAATACTTGGTTACTTCTGGTTCAGAAGCTAATGAGGTTACTGATTTTTCATATACTGGAGATCTTATTGATAGTTTGGGTATATCATATAACGTTGCTGACGTTAAATTACACGTTAAAGAGAGATCACAACTTGGTACTACTCCAGAATCTGTAGAGTCTATCAAGTATATGGCTCCTAGATACTATTCTTCCCAATACAGAGCAGTTACAGCACAGGATTATGCTGTAATCACTAAAAAAATCTATTCTAATGCAGATTCCGTTATTGCTTATGGTGGTGATTCATTAAATCCACCTATTTACGGTAAAGTTTACATAGCAGTTAAAACAAAGACTGGATCTTCTTTGAATGATGCAACAAAGAAAACAATTGCTGCAGACCTTAGAAGTTATGCTATGGCATCTATTGACCCAGTAGTTATTGACCCAGATGAGTTGTTTGTTTATCCTAAAGTGTTTGCTCTTTATGATACTGGAGTAACTAGCAATACATCTGCAATTAAGAGTAATATTCAGTCTGCAGTTGGTAATTGGGCAACACAAACACAGATTAATAACTTTAACTCTACCTTTAGAAATCAACAATTCCAAAAGGCAATTACTTTGTCTGATAGAGCTATTACTGACGTTTCTGTTCAGACTTCATTACTGAAATACATTAAGCCTCAAACAAATCAAACTAATACTTATTGCATATCAACTGGATCTTCTTTATATAATAGTGCCCCAAGTAATACTGGAGCAGCATCATCGACTTCAAGTGTTTGTAAGAAAGAACCTGTTATTTTATCTGGTAACTTTAGAACAGCAGATAGACCTGGTATAGATCAACAATTTGAAGATGACGGTTTCGGAAATCTAAGAACATTCTATAATACTGGAAATAAGAAAGTTTATACGAATGAGAATGCAGGATCTATAAACTATGATACTGGTGAAATCTGTGTAGGTCCAATCAATATTGTTGGTGCTGGTAATAATATACCAACATCTACTAATTTGAACCTTACAGACGCTGTAACTGGTGTTGGAAGTGTCATTGACCCTTCTCTATTACCAGCAGATTTGCAGTTACCAACTCTGTTTATACCTTCAAACAGTTCTACAATTCCAGCATCAACACCTGGAACTATTATAAATGTTGTCAATCCAGAAGTAACAGTAGCACCAACAGGAACAACACCTCCTCCTACTGTACCTCTAAATAGTTTGACACCAACGGTCTTTAATCAATCTCCTACTTTAGTAGAAGTATCAACAATCACCAATACAGGTTCACTCACTTCTAGTTGTTTTTAAATTAGATGGCAAATATCAATAAAGTATCTCAACAAGTCTCTACTCAGACTCCAGCTTTTGTCGAGCAAGAGTATCCTCTCTTTAATAAATTCATTGAATATTATTATAGATCTCAGGAGAAAACTGGATTAGGGCAAAATTTATTAAATAATTTCCTCCAATATCTTGACATTGATAAACTGGATATAGGAATTCTTGATGGTGCGACTAAAGTTGTAGAGACTGTTAAAATAACTGATGATACGATTGTTGTAGAGAGTGTTGATTCATTTTTGGAGAAAAATGGATCTATTTTGATTGGTGATGAGGTAATTTATTATGAAAAAACAACTGCTTCCCCAAATATATCTCTTACTCCAGGTATTTCCTATGAGCAAGTAAAATTAAAGTGGACAGGTCTTGCAAGTCCTTTAAGTTTGTTTGATGGTACTCAGAGAAGATTTTCATTAATTTCACAGAATAATCCAATTGCACCACCTTCTGCACAGCATTTAATAGTGCAAAATTATGGTGTTTTACAGATTCCAGGTATTGATTATGAAATAGATGGTACTGATATTGTATACACTGAAGCACCTAGACAGAAATTGGATGCTGATGATACATCAGGTACTTATATTACATACTTGAGTGGTTTTGTTGAGAGTGTTATACAACCTATTGATAACTTATCTAATAGTTTTGGTGAGGGTAAACGTCAATTTACTATGACACGTGATGGTGTTAGGTATGAGCCAATTATCGATGAGTATGTTCTTGCCATTTACGATAAACAGTTATTAATTCCAAAAGTAGATTTTTATATTGATGGTGATCAGTTTATATTCAAAGAGACACCTTTAAACGGTAGATTCCTATCATTATTCTCTATTGAAGCACCAATTCCATCTTTCGGTACAGGTGCTGTAGGTTATGCTAGAATTGATGATGCTGGAACTCTAACTGGAGTTACTACTAGTGATTTTGGATCTAATTATAGGTTTGAGTATCCTCCAAAGGTATCCATTAATGCTCCAGAAGGTACTGGTGCATCTGCTACTGCATTGGTCAATGGTATTAAGAGTGTCTCCCTTCTAGATGGTGGATATGGATATAGTGATACAAACCCACCTTTAGTTGATGTTCAAGCACCTACGAAACCAGGTTCTACATCAGCAGTCATTAAAGCAACTGTTACTAATGGTGCTGTTAGTGGACTAGAAATCATCAATTCTGGTAGTGGATATACATTTACACCTAGACTTACTTTCAGGCAACCTGGAGGCGGTAAACTTGCCACTCCAGTGATGTCTAGTGGAACTATTAGTTCTGTTGCTGTATCTTCTGGTGGTATTGGATATACAACTGTTCCAACAATATATGTTGACCCTCCAACTGAGGAAAATGGTATTAAAGCATCATTACAAGCAGTTTTAACTGATGGTAGAATTACAAGTGTTAATGTACTAAATGCTGGTCAGGGATATGTCGGTGTTCCTAGAATTGCCGTTGTAGATCCAGTTGGTGCTCAGATTTTACAAACAAAGGTTGATGGTGATGGAAGAGTAACGAATATTGAACTTTTAGATGGTGGTGGTGGATATCAAGACGTTCCATCTGTTTATATTGTTGATGAAAGAGTAGATCAACTTGGTAACTATGCTGGTGGTAATGGTGCTACTGCAGTTGCTTCTATTTTCAATGGACAAATCATTGATATCAATATAACCAATTTTGGTAGTGGATATAGTGCAACTGAACCTCCAACTATTTTCATTCAAGCACCACCTTCTGCAGAAGCTTCTGGAATAGTTGGTCTTAATGAAGTTACTGGATTTACAGTAAATCAGAATGGTACTGGGTATAGTAAAGCAAAATTTGAAGGATGTGCTAGAGCTGCTAGTGGTATTACAGAATATAGTGAAGATGGTAATGCTGTATTCTCTAATGAAACTACTGTTGCTTCTCACGCAGAAAATACTGCAATTAAGTGTTTAGATGCTTTATTTGTTAAAAGATTACTTGATAAGTATACAGAACAGTTTTTACCAGATGTTCCAAGTCTAGATTACTCTCAAATTGATGTTAGAACAGCAATTAAGACCATTAAAGACTTCTATGCATCTAAAGGAACTTCATTTAGTATTGCATATCTGTTTAAGTTACTATATGGAGAAACTGTAAGTATATCATATCCAAAAGATCAGATTATTAAACCTTCTGATGCTACTTGGTCTATTGATACAATTCTTCGTGCAACTTTAGTTAGTGGTGAATCTGTTAATATTAAGGATGCTCTTTTAATACAAGAGGAAGATATTGCTGATGTTAACGTTAAAGGTGCTAGTGCTTTAGTAGAAAACTTTATTTCTATTAAGACTTCTGAAATTGAGATATTTGAATTAGTTCTTTCTGAAGAAACTATTACTGGGTCATTTACTGTTCCATATAAGACAAAACTTGCTGAACCACTATCTGCAACTAGTTCAATTATAACTGTTGACTCTACAATTGGTTGGCCTGAAAGGAATGGAGAATTTTTGATTGGTTCAGGATCTGGTGCAGAATTAGTTCAATATAAGGAAAAATCACTTAACCAGTTCATTGAATGTACTCGTTCAGTTAATGGTGTAGTAGAGGATTGGGATTCTGCTACTGAAGTAACTTCCAATTTTAGGGTTTATCTTAATAAAGATACTCTTCAAGAAGTACAAATGAATATTGTTGGTATTGTTGATGCTCAACAAACCACTCTAACTGATACTGGTTCTTACTACTTACCTGGAGATAAATTAACAGTTTCTAAGCTTGGTGGTACTGGAACTGGGTCAGAATTAACAACTTGGTTATATAACGTTAAAAAATTAATCGAAGTTCAATCTGTAACTTATGGTGGTATTAATGATCAGTCTGCAACTATAACTTGTTCAAATAATCACGGTCTTTTAGTTGGAGATCAGGTTACAATTTATGGTGCTAACCCTATTGTTTATAACGGAACATTCCTTGTAACATCTAGAGATAGTGATACTATTTTCCAGTATAATCTTCCTCAACCTGCTACTGTTATACCACAGGGTAATATTTTAGTATCTGTTGACCTTAATAAAGGTAAATCTGTTAATAGTGCAATAAGTAATGCGATAAGTCCATATACTACTAACGTTCAAAACTCATTTTTTAATGATAATTACGTTTATGTTGCTGCTACTGGTATTCCTAACTATGAAATTGGTCCTTTCCCAGGATCTGCTCTTCTTCCAGGTAACCAGCGTAAATTAAATAGATTTCCTAAAGTACCTACTACAATTTCAACTAAGAATGATATTAATCCTGGTCCTGTCGGTACTTGGGTAAATGGTGTATCAATCTGGTCTTATAAGTCAACTTTAGCCAAAACATTTGGTGCTGTAACTGATGTTACTATTACTGATGCTGGTTCTGGATATGATGCTGCTTCTCCTCCTGCAATTACTATTGACGGTGGTGGTGGATCTGGTGCAACAGCGAGTGTTGTAGTTAATGGTTCTCTTAGTGAAGTTACTGTAACTGCTGGTGGTTCTGGATATACTTCATCCCCATTGGTCTCAATCGTTGGTGGAGGCGGTTCAGGTGCTGCTGCAACTGCTATTATCACTAAAGGTGAAGTTTCACGTATTCTAATTAACACAGGAGGTTCTGGATACACCTCACAACCACAGATTACTATTGTTGGTGGTGGTGGACAGGGTGCAACTGGTACTGCTAGTGTTCGTGGACCAATTCAATCTATTGGTATTAATAATGGTGGTGTTTCATATACATCAAGTCCTAATATAACTCTAAGTTCTGGTAAAGGTGCTGTTGCACAGGCGATTGTTAATAATGGTAGAATAATATCTATTGCTATCATTTCTGCTGGATCTGGATATACTACTGCTCCAGAAATAACCATTCAAGGTGATGGTTTCGGTGCTATTGCTAGAGCAACTATTGATACTGATGGTGAAAATGCTGGTAGGGTAACTGGAATTGAAATTATTAACAGAGGTATTGGGTATATTCAAGGTACTACAGTAATTAATCTAACTTCTGTTGGTCAGAATGCAACATTCACTGCTAATGTATTCCAATGGAATTATAACCTACAGGCTACATCTAACTTTGATGATGCTAAAGGTTCTGTATTTACTGGATATAATAATGAATATGGTGGTGAGTATGCTCACTTATCTAACCCTCAGAGAATGAGGTATATCCTTGGTGATAACTTATTTACAAGTGCTGGTGGTGAGATCTTAGAGAAAGAAGAGCAGCAATCACACTCTCCAATTATAGGTTGGGCATTTGATGGTAACCCGATTTATGGTCCTTATGGTTATACTGACCCAACAGATCAATCATCTTCAACTGTAAGATTGAATAGTTCTTACGAACTTAAAACAGAATTAGTTTATGATATAACCACTAATCCTGTTCCAAATAGAACTGCTGGTCCTTTATTAACAGAAGAACCTGCTGGTAACTTTGTAGAAGATTATAAGTATACTTTCGGATTAGGTGATCTGGATCAATATAATGGTCGTTTTTGTAAAACACCTGATTTTCCAGAAGGTAGATATTGTTATTTTGTAACTATTGATGCTACAGAAAATGGTAATCCAGTATTCCCATATGTTATTGGACCTAGTTTCAACTCTGTAGTTGATGCTTGGAATCTTAGTGCCGATGCTGTTCAGCAAAATATTCCTACTGGAGTTGTACGTTATAGAGACCCATATGAGAATGTAGATATTGATGTCGATAGGGTTCCTAATGCTTCTACAGCAGCATTAACAACTGAAGCTGGTGAAACATTACTCTTTGAAGTAGAAGATGAAAATAGAGATGGTATCATAACTCAAGACGAGATTGATGATCCAGATCAAATGTTTGAAGAGGCTCCTCTACAATTATTTGACTACTTCCCTAAAGTTAAATTTGATTCTAAAGTTGATATTGAAGTTGAGACTACTACTAAATTTGAAGATGCTTCTGTTACTGGATTTACTATTGAAAACTCTGGTAAAAACTATCAGGTTAATGACCGTTTAGTATTTAATAATGATGATACTGATGGAACAGGAGTATCTGCTCGTATATCTAAGATTAAAGGTGAGAATGTTGCTTCATATGGTTTTGAAAATATTAGTGGCAATAACTATGGTGTTTTACAGACTGGATCTCCACATAATCTAGTTCCTAATGATATTGTGTTTATTGATTACACACCTATTATGCAAAATACGAACAAGACATTTATTGTTCGTCAGTATAAGGGAATTGAAGAAATTATTATAGATCAACCTGGATCTGGGTATAGTGATGAAATTCCACCAGAAATTATTATTGATGGAGATGGTTCGGGTGGTAAATTAGAGGCTGTTGTATCTAATGTTGGTGCTATTAATACTGTTAATGTTATTAATTCTGGTTCTGGTTATACAACAAACCCTCGTGTTATACTATCACATCCACAGGTATTCAAAAAAGCAGATTACTATATTTCTAAATTAGAAAATCAAAATTATGTTCAGATTAATGATATACAAATAAACGATAGTAAAGAAGTCTTCTTATGTGGTAAAACAAAGGATGCTGTTGGAAATACTGTTGCTTTATTAGCAAAATTGTCTGCTACTGGTGTTAAAGAATGGGAGAAGACTTTAGAAAGTACAGATGGGCAATACTATACAGAATTTAACAAATTAGATGTTAATGGAAATGAAGTTTGGGTAGTTGGTGTTAACAAACCAAATGGTAACTTATTGGATGCATATAACCCAGACATCATTCTATGTAAGTATAATCAAGCAGATAATGGATTATCTGCTACTTTACAGTTCCAAAAAGCATATGCTGGTATTTCTGGTTCAACACGTGGAGATTATGTTACTTCATTAAAGAAACTATCCGATACTCGTTATGTTATTGCTGGTTATACTAATACCAACTCCAGTAATCCTTGGGATGCATTTATTGCTTCAATCGATACATTAGGTAACTTTGCAATTAAGAGAAAACTTGTTTCTACTAATAAGTCTGAAAAAATTACTGATATGGTCATTATTGGCACAACAGTATACTTTACTATGGAGACTGCATCTACTCCAACTAGTGATGATATTAATGTATCATTTGGTAAGGCAACTATTGGTGTTAATGCAATTAATGTTGATTGGATTAAAGAATTTAACACAGTTCTATATTCATTCATCGATACCAGTCTTGTTGTAGATGAATTTAATGAATTTTATGTTGCTGCTACATTAAGACTTAAATCTGATGATGTAACTAGAGATAGTTTCTGGGTTGGTAAACTTAATGAATCGGGCACTCTTTTATGGAATTATCGTTATGTTGCTCCTGGAAGAGATATAAACCTTGTTAATGATACATCAATTGATATATTTGGTGATCTCAATATTGCATTTACTAGACATAATAATGTAACATTCGAGAAGACTGTTGATACTGTTAAGATTGGATATAATGGTATTGTTAAGAATCATACTACTAATAAGTTTGATAAAAATAATATAGAAGGTATTACTGCACATACAATTAATGCAGATAATTCTGGTGATGTTCACGTTTATGGTCAGACTCAATGGAATAGAAATGAGTTTGTCTTTGATTTTGCTGCTAATGAGCAAACAGATTTAACAGGTCATTATACAATGACTTCAGTTGGAGGAAGTAATGCTATAACCTTTGCTGATAATATGGCAAAGATTTATGGTTATGATCCTTCAGGTTCTAGTGCTAGTTGGACAAATTCTTATATTAAGGTAGCAGGTTCAGAATTAGGTACAGTATTGGCAAATGATTGGACTTTAGAGTTCTTTGTATACAAATCTGCATCTGCATCTCAGACTTTATCACAGAATGTTCAAACCTTAATGGGTATTGGTGGTGCTAGAGATGCTACTGGTGGACTCTGGTTGGGATATGATAATTCCAGTGGTGAGTTGCAAATGGTTATTACCAATAGCACAACTCAGTTAATTAATGGTTCTGGACAATCATCGTCTCAGAATAATATGTACGCAGACAATAGTTGGCAAACTGTTGCTGTAAGAAAAGAAGGTAACGTATTTAAAGCATTCATTAATAATATTGAAGTAATTAGTGGTACATTATCAAATACTTCTTTTGGTTCTAAGGATCTTTACTTTGGTAATCAGGTTGGTTTTGGTGCTACTGCTGTAGATTTCAATCAGAATTATCAAGGTCAATTCTGGATTGATAATATTAGATTGAGAAATAGAGCAGTTACTCCTACTGTTCCTTCTGATATAACAACTTTACCACCTGTAGCTTCTTATGCATTTGATTATGCTTGGACAGATACTGCTTGGTGGACTAATAATATAACAAGATATGATTATATCGATTATGTTGGTTGGGGATTAAAGGTAGATAAGAATGCTGATGCTAGTAGATTGGGTGATAAAGGTCTACAGACAAATACTCAGTTTGGATTTGTTAGAACTGCTGTAACTCCTGTTACTGGTTCTGTATTGACTATTGGAGAGGGTGATTTTGCACTAGGTGATATGGGTCTTCAGACTCTAGACTTTGATGATGCAGATGCACCAATGACTCAAGATACTGAGTCCTTGACTTATACAAATGATCTTTGGAGTTCTAGAACAGCAACAGTACCTTCTCCTGGTTCTCAGAAATTAAAGATATCTGCAAATATTAAAGATAGGTATTACTTTAAGGTTACTAATACAACTAAGATTGATAATATTCAAGAATTGACAATTAATCAATCCTTCTTATTTACAGTTGGTACTAAGTTGAGATTGAACAATATTAATACTGGTGCATTCGTCAATAGTGGATACATTATTAGAGTAGATAACATTAATAATAAGGTATATTGTGCTGTTAATATTAATACTTGGACTGATGATTTAAATACAGGAACATTAGTTACAGAACAGTTTAACGAACAAGATACCTTTGGTATTGTTGGACCAGTTCCAAATGATGTTAATGAGATGAAGGGATATACCTTTGCTCAAGTTGATAATACAACTCCTGGAACATTTGATATTGCATTAGCAGATTATGATGCTACTGCTGATATTGGTGGAACTAATAACTTAAATCAATATGCAAGATTCAAACCTTTTGCTGATGATGATTATTCTATAAGAATAGATGAAGTTGCTGGTGGTTCTGCATATATCGTTGGATCTGTTATTAATTTAAATTCTGGTGATATATCATTTAATGCAGACTACACTACAACTCAAATTACAAATTTAACTGGTGTTCTTAAAATCACCTTAATTTCTAATTTGAAGAAGATATTACAAGTAACTGCGGTTAATAATAGTGATGAAGTTTATGTTATTACTGGTACTAGTCATTATTTAAATCAAGGTGAAATGATATATGTTGATGGTAATCCAGATCAGACATATGGTGGTTCTGTATATGATGAGTATGATGGTGCTTTCCCAGTTGAAAGTGTAGTAAGTCCATTAGAATTTACTTACAAATTACCACAAGCTGCTTTAACTTCTCCTTCATCAAATGCAGGTGTTGTTAATATTTTTGTTAAATCACCTGTTCTAAAAATGTACTATGGACACCAGTACATTTTCGATCTAAGTCATTCATCTTTAGTTGGTGGTAACTTATCATTTGCTAAGGATAATCTTTATAAGTTGGAGTATTCATTCAACTCTATTGAAAGAACTGGTACTCCTGGTATAACTGGTGGTGGTACTGTCATACCTTCAGTTAAATTGAAGATAGATACAGAAATTGTTACTAATATTTCATATTACTTTGATCCAGGTAGAACTGGTGATGATTCACCTATTATTCCTGGCAGTTACTTAGATGTTACAGATTCTCCATATACAGGTACATTTACTATAAGTTCTATTGCTGGTGCAACAATTACTCGTGGTGCAGATACATTTAAGTTCCCTCTTTTAAATGAACCAGAAGGGAATGCTGATATTTTACAAGCATCTTATACTACAAGTTCTGAGAAAGCAGTTGGATCTATTGGTGATATTCGTATTATTAACCCAGGTGGTTTCTATACTAAGTTACCTATTGTTACTGATATTGCATCTACAAGAAAGATTGAAAGAGTACAAATTGTTGAACCAGGTACTGAATATGCTGTAGGAACTTATAATGGAGTACCTATTGCTGGTGATGGTGAAGGTGGATTTGTTCAAATTACCGTTGCTGACGGAGAGGATGCAGAAGGTATAACAATTCCAGGACAGATTCAAAATTGTGTAGTTACATCTCCAGGTAAAGGATATACCACTGCAACGATTGATGTTGAGGGTGTGGAAGGAATTCTTGGTTCAGGATTAGCTGGATCTGGTGCAGAATTGACTGTTGTTATTCCTCCTTTTGGTACTGAAGCATCTATCTTCACTAAAGGTGATAAAGTTGGTAAGATTAAGAAACTTAAGAACAATAACTTTGGTTATGATTATCCTCACGACTATACATTACGTCCTGAGATTACATTCCCATTAAATGCTCAGTTAACTTCTACAAGTATACTTGAAAGTATCACTGTTACAAATCCAGGTTCTGGATATTCATTAGCACCAACTGTAATAATTCAAGGTGGTGGTGGATCTGGTGCTACTGCTGAAGCAACAATTAAGAATGGTAGATTAGATAATATTGAGGTTAAAGATCCAGGTGCTGGTTATTCATCAACACCACAAGTAAGTTTGAGATCTGCATTCAACTATGTTGTTAACTTAGACTTAGGTTTATTACAATTTGCTTATCCACACGGTATTCCAAATGGTGCTGAAGTTAGTGTTCAGGTAACTGATACTGGAGATGGTGCTGATTTCCCACTTGCTGCTGGTGCAACAGGTCGTCTTAATCCAAGTACTACTTATTATGCTATTGCTGGTACTTTAAATTCATTAGAACCAGATCAGTTAAAGATTGCTATTACTCCACAAAACGCAGAACTTGGAGATGCTCTTTCCTTCGTTAACGCTGGTGAAGGTCGTCAAAGTATTTTAACTGAATCATTTGGTGGTGCTGCTACTGCTAACGTTGTTACTTCTACCTTCCTTGAAGGTGAAATGGTTTATCAGGGTGATACATTAGATGTTGCAACAGCAACTGGATATGTTTCTACTAACTCTGGTTGGCAGATTGGACCTAGAATTCTTAAGATTGTAGATTACACTGGTGATTTTTCAGAAGGTCAACAATTAACTGGTGTTATTTCTAAGTCTTCTGGTACTATTAGTGACCTTAAGTTTGCTCGTGGTGTTCTAGATATTGGTTCTATCACTAAAACTACTGGTCAATTCATCGATGATGTTGGTAAACCATCTGAAATTATTCAGAAGATCCAAGACTCTTACTACTATCAGGACTTCTCTTATGCTGTTAAGTCTGCTGTTTCTATCAGTGAGTGGAAAGAGATTCTAATCAGGAATGTTCACCCTGCATCATTTAAGGTGTTTGGTGAGTTGAACTTGAATGAATATGGTCAAATTCCTAATAAAGAGACATTCTTCCAGTTAACTAAATCAGTCGAACTTGCTCAAGAGGCAATTGTTCCAAATATTCAAAGTTTTGCTCTTGTTGAACCAATTTATACAGAGTTTAATAATACAGAAGTACTATTCAGACAGAAGAGATTGACATCTTCTGAGAATATTTTGACATCTGTTGTACAGAGAGTTGATAATATTGACCATCTATTTGATGGTGAAAGAACATCATTCCCTCTAACTGTTGATGGTGGTACTGTTGTTGCTAACGCAAACCAGTTGATGATTGTTCTTAATGGTGTTGTACAGAATCCAGGTACTGCATTTAACATTTTACAAGATTCTATTGTATTCACTGAACCACCAAAACCACCAGCAAGTGTTAAATATGCTAACATCAGTATTAGTACAATACAAACTAGAGAACTCACATTTACTAATGTAAGTGGTATCTATCCTACTCTTGGTAATACTATTGTTGGTACTGCTTCTGGTGCTAGATTTACTGTAGTTAAAGTTGTTGGTAACTTTATTACTGGTTATATTACTGAGGGAACTTTTATTGCTCAAGAGTTATGTACTGTTTCTGCAACTGGATTCTCTGGTAATTTAGCTTCTGAAGTAGATGTTAGTAATATCGGTCTATTCACATTTGGTGAGACTGTAACTAACTTAGCTGGAGATACTGCTAAGGTGGAATCTATTAACTTAGAAACTGGTTCTGAAACTCCAGTTTGTAAGTTACGTTATGCTATAGGTGCATCAACCACATCATTTGAAGTAATTCCTCTTGAAGGTGGAGAAATTCCACTACCTGCTGGAACAATTGATTTAAATGAAAATGATAGTTTTAGATTTGGATCTGAGATATTTGAAATTCAATCTATAACAGATAATGTAAATTCAACTACATTGACTGTAATTAGAGGTCAGGTTGGAACAACTCCTGTTTCACAAACAGAAGATACTCCAATGTATAGTACTGATATTAAGGTTACTAATGATCTTACTTTAAGTAAGACTGCTGGTACATATCAGTCAACTCCAGGTCTCTTTAATATTCAGTTGAATGATGTTATTATTGGTGCTGGATCTGGTGTTGTTGCTACAGTTACTGCAACCAGTGCATATCAAGATCCTGTAACTCAAGAATTTATTGGACAGGTTGATATTTCTCCTGGATCTTCATTCTTCGGACTATTATTCAATAGAATTACATCCACATCATATCCAAATATTGTCTTAGATGATATTTCTAAGTCTCAAGTAAGTATTGTTGATTTTAATGATTATGTCACTAACTTTGATTCTAGTTTCCCTGCTAATGAACAAATTAATAATTATGTAATTCCATTTGATAATAAAGTTGGTGATTTCCAGCTAGAAGAAATGGTAAGGAATTGGAAAGTTGAATATGGTAATAACGTTGGAGATTTTATTTCTGGTGAAGAAGGAAGAGTTAGAAAACTAGCTTTCTATGATAAAGAAGGAACTGGATTCTTTGGATCTGGTCAAGTAGTTAGAAGTCGTGATACAAAAGCTGAAGTTATTGGATATAATCAAGCACGTAATATAGTATTCCTTGGTAAGATTGGTAGATCTAAATCTAATGGTCAAGACTATTTTAACTTCACATTTGAAGGTGGTGCTCAATTAGATACCGATCAAAAGAAATTTGGAAAAACATCTCTGTATCTAGCAGCAGCAAATGACTATATTTACGAACTTACAAATAGTGAAATTGCTTTTGGTACTGGTAACTTTACTGTAGAATTCTTCTGTAGACCTGTTGCGGCTGCGATAACAGGAACAGTAGATATGATTGATACTAGAGCAGCTAGTGCAACTGAAGTTGCTCTTAGACTGTATATGTCTAGTGGTCAAGTTCGTTTGAATGTTAATGGTAGTGATCTTGTTACTACTGGTGGAACTACATTAGCTGCTGATACTTGGTATCATATTGCTTATGTAAGAGAAGGTACTACTGGTAAAATTTATATTAATGGTGTTGAAGCTGGAACTGGTACTGATAATACAACATATGCTGCTAAACCAATGTTTATTGGTATTGCAGGTGATGGTTCTACTGGATATTCTGGACACTTTGATGAAATTAGAGTATCTGATGTTGCTCGTTATACATCAGCATTCGCAACTCCATCTGGTATATTCCAAGGTGATATTAATACAAAACTATTACTTCACCTTGATGGTGAAGACGGACAAGTTTGGACTGATGATTGGTCTGGTTCTGAGTCATTTACTAAGGGTGAATACTTCAATAATGATTCTATAATCTCTAGTGTACGTTATGTGGGAGTCCATACTTATGTTGGTGGAACTGCTGGTTCAGCTCTTACATTTAATGATGGTACTACAAAGGATGTTACTGATGCATCATACGATCCAGAGACAGGTGATTTAATACTTCTAATTGGTTCTCATAGTTACACAACATCTAATACTGTAACCATTGGTGCTAATAAGTTGAAGTTCACTTGTTCTAAGGATCTTCACGCTACAGAGCATACTTATCCACGTACAACTGATCCTGCATACAACACTGCAATAGCAATTACTGCTGCAACTGGTACAACAATTACAGTTAATGTTGGTAGAGCAGTTTCTAAAGGTTTTGTTGGAAATAGTAACAGATACAAAAATGCTGCTACATTAATAGAGCAAAACTTAGAGTTTATTGCTCAAGAGGCAGTATATCTACTAGAACAGAAATTCCCAGATTTCACTGTTATTAATGGTAGCATAAACTGTCAAGATGATGTTAAAGATATTTGCAGATCTATTGCTACCGATTTACGTAATGGTGCTAATAATAAGATTTGGGATGCAGCATCTTACTATGTTAATAGAACAGATGTTAATAATGTTCAACTTCTTAATGTTGAAAAGGAAGTTATTGAAACTGTCTGGACATATGGTAAATTAGAGCAGATGTTGGACTTCATCGTAACTAACGATGAATGGAAAGTTCAAGGTCATCACGGTTTAAAACAGACATTTGATACATCTATTACTGAAGATGGTGGTGGAAATACTACTAAACTAACACCAACCAATGCAACTTATAATGCTAAGACTGGTGATTTAGTAATAACCAAATCATCACACGGTTTGTTTGGTCCAACTTCAATATCAATTAACGGTGGTACATATGATCCTGCAACTGGTATTTTTGAGGCTACAACATCTAGTGCTCACGGATTACTACAGAATGATCAAGTTTTATTAGAAGATGAATCATTAACCTTTACTTGTACTATGGATCAAAATAGATCTGAGCATAAGTATCCAAGAGCTTCCGATGAAGCAAGTCAAGGATGGTTAAATGTAGATGTTGTTAACTCAACAACATTTAGAGTTAATGTTGGTAAGACACCAGACGTTATTCATAACCCAACTGCTGCAACTTATAGTGGATCAACAGGTCTACTTAAGATGACTATTGGCGAGCATAGATTAAAAGCAGGTACTAATATTAAGGTTGCTAAAGGAAGTCTTCCATTCAAATGTACTATGGATGGATTACAATCAACCAAGTATTATCCAAGAGATGTAGATTACATCTATAACGATAGTATTCCTATTTTATATGAAGGAACTACACACGATTGTGCCTTTGCATCTTATGATCCTACTAGTGGTGTAATGACAGTTACTGTCTACAATCACGGATTTAGTTACGGTGATAAGGTACGTATTGTTGATAATTCAATTACATTTGAATGTGAGTTAGATAATAAGAAGACACAACATTCATATCCACGTTCTACAGACCCAACTAGCGGTAGACTTCATAAGATTACTAACCTCACTACTCATACTTTTGATGTTAATGTTGAAAAATCACCAGATACTTCTGGACATACATTCAAGTCTGCATCACCAAATGGAATAGTTCATAAAGATAATACTATTACTATAGATGTTGGTAAGACTCATAACAAAACATTTGATGTTACTACTGCATCTTATGAACCTTTAAATGGTAATTTGGTAATTGGTACTAAAGCACCTGGTTCTCCTGGATTTAATGGACACGTTAATGTAATGGTTGGTGATAGCATTAGACTTAGAGATGGTGCATTTGTGTTCACTTGTGCTATGGATGGACATAATAGTCAACACCAATATCCAAGATTAACTGACCCTGCTCGTGGAACTGCGATAGATGTTATCAGTATATCTGAAATTGATAGAACTGCAACAGATGCAACATACAATCCAGTAACAGGTATGATGACTGTTACGATTGGTGCATTATTAAATCCACCAAGTACTAGAACAGTAACATTTGCAGAATATGATCCTGCAACTGGAATGTTGAAGATTACATCACCAGGTCATCAGGTATATAATGGTAATTTGTGTAGACTTGTAGATGGTGCATTTGTATTCCGTTGTGGATTAGATGATGAAACAACAGACCATTTCTACCCACGTGCAACAGACCCTGCATATGCTAAGTGGATTGAGGCACAAAATGTAACCACTAATGATTTTGAATTGTTTGTAGGTTATTCACAAGATCTTAGTTCACATACTTGTGTAGGTTTAACTACATCTTCTGCAGTTAAGGTTGCTGGTGAATTAGTTAGATTTGAAGAAGGTGCTATAACATTCAGATGTGGTAAAGATAGTTATGCTACAACTCACGCATATCCTCGTAAGACTGACCCAGTTTATAGGAATGGATGGAGTGTTGTAGAAGCTTCAACTAATACTACATTTGATGTGTATGTTGGTAAGACTACATTTGGTGGTTACACTCACCAGTTTGTTTCTGCAGTAAATGGTGCTATTAAGCAGCATAATAATGCTTTCACTGTTAATGTTGGAACTAGTAAGTTCTCTACATTCCAACCTTCTGGTGCTGATTATGATCCTGCTACAGGTATTATGGATCTTACTTTGGGTAACCATTGGCTTAAAGATTCTACTAGACATACAGCAACAACAGCAAGTTATGTTGCAGCAACTGGTGTAATGACTGTTACTATTCCTAACCACGGATTTATGGTAGGGGATAAGATTAAAATTGCTGATGATGCTTTAACCTTTACTTGTGCATTAGACCAAAATAGCACTAACCATACTTACCCAAGATCCACTGATCCTAAGTCTGGAAAGTGGATGTCTATTGGTACTGTAACTGATGACACATTTGCTGTTCAGGTCGGTTCTTCTCCACAATTAGATTTTGATGTTACTAATGCAACTTATGATTCTGGAACTGGTGATTTAGTACTTACAATTGGTTCACATAGTCTTTCAATAGGAACAAGTATTAGATTAAAGGATAATTCATTAGTCTTTGTTTGTGATTATGGTGCTGATGGATTCAGTACTCAAAAATCATATCCAAGATCATACGGTGCTAATACAAATAACAATAATAATGCTGACTATGCATACAATACTGCTTGTACAATTACTGCTGCAGATGCAACAACTATTACTATTAATGTTAACGAGTCACCAAACACTGCAATTAGTCATAACGGTCAACATAATTTCGTCTTAACTGCTGCTTCTACTGGTGCTGTAATTACTGGTGGTGATTATGCTCATACATTTGTAAGTTGTGTTGATAATGCTATCACTAGAGCTGGTGATTCCATCTTCATTGAGCAAGATTCATTAACATTCCGTTGTGATCTTGATGGACAAACAACAGATAAGACATATCCTCGTGCAGCTGGTTCTAATGCTCCTGGTGGTGCTGACTATGCATATAATACAGCAACATTTATTCAGGATGTTAAGGTTACGCAATTCACACCAGATCTTGCAGCATATAATCCAATAACAGGTGTATTAACATTAACAAAACCAGGACACAATTATACTGCTCCAACTACTAAGCAAGCAGAATCTGGTACAGCATTTAATGTTACAACAGGTGTATTAGAAATTACTTGTGCTAACCACGGATTCCAAAATGGTGATATGGTTAAACTTGAAGATAATTCTTTAACCTTCACCTGTGCTTTGGATGGTAATAGTACTAGTCATTCATATCCTAGACCAACTGATCCTTTAAGTGGTAAGTTCTTCCCAATCTTTAATGTTACACAGAATACCTTCGGAATTCTTGCTGGTAATTTATTTGGTGAGCAAAAGATCTCTGATCAGTCAACTCACATTTGGACTGCTGGAGCTGCTAATGGAATAGTTAAGGCAAATGATAAGATTATGATTGAGGAAGGTGGATTAACCTTTACTTGTGCTAAGGATAATGATCAAACTAATCATTCATATCCAAGACGTTCAGATCCTTCTTTCTATGAATGGTTACCTCTATTCAATGTACAGACAGATACATTCGATGTTTTCATTGGTAGATCTAGTGATACCTCTGCACATACTTTCGTATCTGCTGTTCCTCTTGCATTCAGTAGACCAACTGGTGTAGTTACTGTTGATGTTGGTATATCTTCAAATACTTCTACACACGTATTCCAATCTGCTGCTGCAAATGCTATTAAGTGTGGTGGACAATATACCCACATTTGGAATACTGGTACTCCTGATGGAAGTAGTTTGGAAGCATTCACAATTGGTGGTGATTATACACACGAATTCCAATCTGGTGGAGAGCAGTTTACTGTAACTAATGCAGCATTTACTCCTGCATCTGGTTCCATGACTCTCACTATTCCTAACCACGGATTTGAGGATGGTGATCTGGTTTGGATTGCTGATGGTTCATTAACATTCCGTTGTGATCAAGATAGTCAACAATCAGATCACGCTTATCCACGTTCTACTGATCCTGTTAGTGGAAAGTATATACCAGTTTCTAGTGTTACTAAAGATACCTTTATTGTTAATGTTGGAGTATCTTCAAATACAACTACTCACGCATTCCAGTCTGCTACTGCTAATGGATTAACAAGGGCAGTAATTAGAACTGGTGGTAATTATACACATACTTTAACTGGTGCAGATCCAGCTTGTTTCCATAAGAAAGGAAAGGCAATTGCTATTGATGCAAATTCAATAACATTTACTTGTGAAATGGATGATGGTACTACTAATCATACCTATCCACGTACAACTGATCCTTCTTATAAGCAAGTATTACCAATTACAAAATTCAATACAGATACATTTACCGTTAATGTAGGAACAACTGATTTTGGATCAAATAGAAATTATAAAGCATTGAATGTTGAGACTGCCACTTACAATACAGTTAGTGGTAATTTAGAGATGACTATTCCTAATAGTGGTTTAGTTGCTGGTGATTTGGTCACCATTGATGACAATTCAATTAAATTTACTTGTGCAATGGACAATAACCAGTCCGTTAAGTCTTATCCTAGACCTGGACACGATGTTCGTGCAGCAGGTAAAGAATTAGAAGTTACTAATGTTAGTGGTGTTATTGTAACTGTTAATGTAGGTACTCCTGGAACTAACCAGACATTTACACCAACTGGTGCAACTTATGATGCTGAAACTGGTAATTTGACTATGGCAATAGGACAGCATGGAATGCGTAAAGGTTCTAGTATTGTTATTGCTGATAATAGTTTACAGTTTACTTGTGATATGGATGGCAACAGTGCCACTAAGACATATCCAAGAGCTTCCGATCCTTATGGTGGTGGTAAATCAATTGAAGTTACTGATGTATTCTATAATTCAGGTACTGCAAGTGGTGCTACATTTACTCCTTCAACTGGAGTAATGGAAATTACACTTACAAGTCATGGTCTTAGCAATGGAGATTACATCCAAATTGTTGATGAGTCATTAACATTTAGATGTTTCTTAGATGGTTATACAACAGATCATAAGTATCCACGTCCTACAGATCCTTCATCTGGAAGATGGATGGAGATTTCTAATAAGACAAATGATACATTTGAAGTTAATGTAGGAATATCTTCAGATACTTCAACTCACTTCTTTATGTCTGCAGAGACAAATGGTATCAGAGCTCAGAACGGTACTATTGAAGTTAATGTTGGTAAGTCTCCTATTAAGGGTTACAATCCTTCAACAGTAGCTGGTTCTGCAACTGCGTTTGAACCTACTACTGGTGAATTGATAATTGATATTGGTGCTCACGATCTTGATGTTGGTGATAGTGTAAAAGTTGCTAAACAGGCATTTGGATTTATTTGTGCTCAGGATGGTGGTAATACAGTTCATTACTATCCACGTACAAGTGACTGGGGATATAATAAGGCACACGCAATTACTGCTAAAACTTCAACTACTATTACTATTAACGTATCTAATGGTGCTATTAGTAATACTAGTGAACACATTTTATATTCTGTATATCAGAAATATACACCAGTTGGGGCAGTATATAATGCCTACACAGGTATAATGAGGATTACAACTAATATAATTCATAATATGGATGCAGGTGAATATGTTAAGTTTGACGATAATTCATTATCATTCGTTTGCAGTAAGGATAACTTTGCTACTTTGCATACATATCCACGTCCTCAAGACCCTGCTAGTGGTAAGTGGTTGAAAGTTCTACCTACTAATCTTACAGGATATACTTTTGAAGTACAAGTTCTTGACGTTATACCTTCAACTAATATTGCTAGTCATACATTTGTATCTGGTAATCCAGCTGCTACCAATTCTATTAGTAGATCAGTTATAACAACTGGTGGTGATTATGGTCACACATATACTGGTAATGCTAGTTCTAATAATATTACATATAGTCCTGCAAGTCAACATACATTTGATAGTGCAGTTCCTGGTGCTGTTAAGCAAGTATTACAACAACATAGATTTGTTTCTGCTGATAGTAGATCCATTACTGTTATGGATTACAATCATAGGGATTGTGCCGATGTTACAACTACGATTGAAAACTTAATTGATATTGTTACTGATACATTGGAAGATGCAAATTCAGCAAGTCCAATAGATCATTTAGGATCAATTAGTAAACTATCACCACCTACAGAATTCCTTGGTGGTAGAGTTTACAGTTACTATGAAGAATTATTCCCAGTTAATAATCATAATGCATCTGATGACATCATCTATACAAATAGAATTGGTGCAGCAAGTAAGTATAGGTATGAAGATGCTGCTGAATTAGTTGAAATGAATGCTGGTCCTATCGTAGATAAAGCATCTTACGATATGCTTCAGAAGTATCCAGATCTTGCTTTGGATATGCCTAGAAACCAAGATGGTACTGGTGCTGGTACTTTACGTTGTAAGACTGACCTGTCACAAATATTGACAGAATTTATTAAGGATATGAGAGCTGGTGGTAATTTCCATACAGTAAATGTTGCTAAGAGATATCTTGGTGCTAATGATATTCTACTTCACATTCGTTTACAAGTATTCCAGTCTGCTTATGCTCATGAGCGTCTTGCATACTATATGAAGCAAGCAATCACTGGTGATTTAGATTCTACTAATAC